TTTACAACCCATCTACAGGTGAATATGAAGAGGCTGAAGAAGAAGAGTTTGTAGATTTAAAGCCCAAGAAAAGACCTAGCCTCTAATTATGGGGATGCTTACTGATAATGAGCAAGAAACCATAGATGCTCTAAGAAGAGCGGGGTTTGAGGATGATGATATATCAGCCATTATGGGAAACATTGCCGTTGAAACTGGAAATACATACGACCACACCCAAAAACAGAAAGGCGGGGGTGGTGGATATGGTCTATTCCAATTCACAGGCAGTCATAAACAAGATTACTTTAATTGGATAAAGGGTAATAAATTTAAGGATAATAAATTCACTCAAGCCAAATTTGTCTATGACAATATATATGGAAAAGAGGGATATGGCAGAGAGTTGGGCTGGAGAGATAGGGGTATACTACAGGATGCTTTTAATGAGGAAATAGGTACACCTATGGCTCTCTCAAAGGGTGGTCAAGATAGAGTAGGGGTTAGTCAGAAAACAAAAACCTTTGCCAATGTCTATGAAAAGGCGGGTAAGCCCCACATGAAGCGTAGGTTAAAATCGGCTCACGATTGGGAAGAGGAACTATATGGTAGGTAAATGGACTCTAATGGAGTCGGAACGAATTTGAGGGGAATACAGGGCTTGATATGTTAAACCCTAGCCTTGCCATTCCTTAATAAGAATAACACCCATAACCCCCCTTTATTCCTCTGAGATACCTTGTTTGCGACAAAGGTACAAGGTAGAAAACCTTTGGATGGCTCACAACACCATGTCTGTACTTGTACCATACCCATAGTACACAGTTCATAAGTCCACTATCATCTAAGAGTACAGGCTTGGGGGAAATGATAGTGCCACGATGGTACTCATGGTGAAGTTCTACCCCCTAGAATCGTTATGTCTTTGGCATCCTTAATGGTTTATCTAAATTTTGTACAGATAACTCTCCGTTAAGTGCCATAATCTTTAGCAAGGAAGAACGAGATATTCCATATCTCTTCGCCTTCGCATCAATAAAATCTAAATCAGTTTTATTTACTTTTACATTAATCTGATGTACTGCTAACTCCATATCCTTGCCCTTTTAATTAAATTACCTTAATTATACACCATGTATTAAGTATATGCAAACTATTTATATGGAGATTTGGGTGGCAATGGTGTTGGTCTTTCTTCTTCAGATGACCCCACAACCACACCACTTTCTACCTTTACAAAACTAGAACCTAGTTCTTTTTTATACACATTCTCCATAAATTCTTCAGTAACATCATCATCACCAAACAATCTTATATACTCAGAATCTTCAAATAATTTAATTGTGTCTAATTTGCTCATATTTCTCCATTGTGTTGCCACCCATCACACAAAGTTTCGTATGAGGGTGAACAGTTTAATTGTTTATTACGCTCTTCCATCATAACCTCGAACTCACTACATCCTGCTAGTAGAGTTACCGCAACTTGTAATACTATTATTATTACTAAAGTTTGCATACACCATCCTCACAATCATCATCTCTTGTTGTAATTATATACTCATTTTTACTCATTATACTCTTAACTCTTCTAGTCGGCATAGAAAGGGTTGATACTGAGAACTGTTGCAGAATATCATCATCTGTTCGTTTACTTAATCTCTCCATATATTTATCATAAGCCTCTTTGAACGAGGAAAATACTGACCTCGCCCTCTTTGCATAATCTTCTGCTAACTTTTCACACATCTCTCCTCTCGTCATTTTCTATCTCCACTATTTCCATGATGGTATCTCCATCATCTTAAACGAGATACTTGGGGTATTACTATATTTCTTACTAGCAAAAACCTCAACTACCTGCTTATCATCTTTAAAATAAACACCATTTAGCGCATCTAATATTGCTTTGATATAGTTATCAATATCAGAACTATTATCACAAAATGTGTTTTCCCTTTCTAGTCTTTTCTTTTTTGACCACGATTTAGGTATCTGTACTTTAAATCGTAGAGAAACACAGACTAGATTTTCACAGGGGGTCGTATCTAACTCACCTGTAAGTGCTTCCATATCTTTTTTAAACTGAGTGTACTTCTTTGGGTAGTATGTAGACCACCTACTTACCCTTGGTCTTGATGCGGGAACTGGGTTTATATCAAAACTATGTGATATAATCTGGGTTTTCATATCTAAAAGATTCTAAATGTTCAACCGCCATACTTAACAAGAACCTCATTTGCATATCTCTTGGTTCATCTTCCTCTCTTGCTAATTCTAACGCATCTTGGGTTAGTTCTAAAATCTTATCTAATGATTGTTCCGCATTAAGATACCTTCTCGGGGCAAGGTACACTTGTTCCATACCATTATCATCTTCTATACTCATGGTTAGGGTACTTCTTACCTTCCTTCTTCTTATTAATAAATATTTTAGGAAGAAACAACACGCTATGACGGACAGCGTGTTGTAGTTTGTTTCTTATTGGGTGTGGTTTCTTATGGCTCATGGTAGCCCCGTCAATTTATCCCACCCATCCAAACACTAGAGCCACAACAACAACCGCAAGGAATATTGTAAGGCTTTTGTTCTTTAATACTTTATCAATTAGGTCTTGATAATTCATTCGGATAACTCCTTACGAATATCATCGTCTAGTAATCGCCATATAATTACTGCTGCGATTAAGCCGACCAAACCAGCCGCACCAAGTTCTTGGATTATTCCTATAATCGTTCCAATAACATTGCCACCTAAGAATGGTACGCTATGACCAAAGACAATCTGTAACACGATTGCCAAACTAATTAACTTTATACCTACATTGATACTAGCATCAGCGATGCCCATTATTTTATCTAACATTCTACTCTCCTATATTGTTATATACTAACATATACTAACATATCATGCACTATAATTTCAAACAGCCAAGTAATCCATTCCTGTGCATAATTCTTTGAGTTCTAATAACGGCACGAAGTTGTTGTAACTCCAGCCATTCTTTCTCGTAAGGGGGATTCATAACTCTAGCCCCATTTATAATATCTCTACAACTTTCGCAAGCATACATACCTTGAATATCTAAAGGTTTCATTGGGGTATGCAAGTGCATAAATTCAACAGTATTGTTTTCGGGCATACAGCCTTCCAACATAACTTGACATGGTTTATTTTTACTACTTCTAATGTATTTGCTACCCAAGAATTTTCTCCATTTGTTTCAGAGCGTCTTGTTCTTTTTGTAGTTCCGATTTTACCACATAAAGTAGGGCTCGTAATCTTTTTCTATGATAATGATTCCACTTTATAAAACAATCATTAAAACAAAATAGTAGTTCATCAACCTTCTTCTTTAATAGGGGGGATTTAATACTATCATATAGTTCTTGTAGTTCTACCATCTGTTTATCTGATTCTTTTCTTCTCTCATTATGTTTTCTGGTTGCCTCTTCTTGTCTGGCATTTCTTCTTTCCCAAAAAGCATGAGCCTCTTGTTCCGTCATTTGATGAATCTTTATATTGAGTCTAGTGTTCCTAAGAGTTCTCTTAGAAACACAAGTCTTGCCACATTCATAAGCGATAGAAGTACGCCTCATAAACTATATATATCCAATTCTATATCAGAAAATTTAGAGTAATCACCCTCAAATTTACATTCTACTATACCACATTGCCCCATTCTATTTTTACAAATAATAATTTCAGCCATTCCTTTCTCTGTTGATGCTTCTTTGGTGTAGTATTCATCTCTATAACACATGATAATTACATCAGCATCTTGCTCAATCTCTCCAGAAGAGCGTAAATCGCTCATTAGAGGGCGTTTATTCATTCTCTGCTCTACCCCACGACTCAACTGAGAAAGTAGAATTATGGGTATGTCTAGTTCCTTAGAGAGATATTTTAACTCTCTAGTTATATTACCAAGTTCCGATACTTCTTTTGATTTATCGTAGTTCATTATCTGTAAATAATCTACCACAATAAGACCAAGTTCTCTCTGTCCATGTAGTTGTCTTGCCTTTACTGTAACATCTTTGGCAGATACATTGCTCTTATCTATCACTAACATATTTTTATCACCCGCTTCGGCTAATGCTTTATACCATTTAGCCTCTTCTTCTTCTGTTAGTTGGCTTCTTTCTAGTTTCCACAAGGGAATATTGGTTTCACTTGATACTATTTTCATCATTAATTGTACTTGTGTCATCTCTAATGAATAGAATAATACACACTTATTCTTTGATATATTGTTAGCAAAGTTCATTGCTAATGTGGACTTACCCATACTAGGTCTACCCGCTATTACTGTTAGAGTTCCATTCCTTAACCCGTTAAGTAATTTATCAACATCTTTAAACCCTGTAGATAATCCTGCACCATGTTCATTACAGTCTGTAATATAATCTATGGTCTTAGATACGATGCTTTGCATACCATCTTCTTGTACATCTGATAAGTCTGATTGTAGTTTTTGTACTTTATCTACTGTGTCTTGGTAGTTACTGTATTTAATTTTGTTTTTATGTACTTCAATCTCATTACTAATTCTAGTTGTTCTGATATGACTAGCGTAAATATCAATGTTTGCCACGCTTGGGCAGTTCTCTGCGAGTGTAACAAGATAAGGAAAGCCTGTCCACGCTCCCGAATGATTGCCCTCTCTATCTATATAATCTCTAACCGATAGTGCATCTATCTTCTCATCTTCATTGTCCATATCTATAAGATACTGATATATATGACCAAGGTTTTTATCAGAGAAGTCGCTAGGTAGTAAGCCTGTTGCTTTAATTTGCTTTACATTAGAGTCTATTAATAAGCCACCTATAACTGATTGTTCTGCATCAAGGGAGTTCAATCTTGTTCCTCTTTATGTGCTCTTTCCCATCTCCAAACGTGCCACCCAACCCAAAACCTTAGATAGATTATATAAAAATAGACTACCATTCTTTTTATGTAGTACATTGCTTACCCCCTATGCTTTTTAATGCTAAGTGCATCAGCTTTTTTTCTTTACGCTCATCATTACTTGGTTTAAATATTCTCCTACCATCTCTAAGTTCAGATTTAGTATGCTTTCTTAAACGCTTAAATACTTCATGTGGCTCTGTATAGTTTAATAATCTTCCCCTTGCAGTTGAGAGAGTAAACTTACACTTGTGTATAGATTCAAGTTCTTTTTGTAGTTGTGCGACAGTCCACCTACTCCCGTCTGATAAAGTGTACACCCGAACCCATCTAGTTTTAGATGGATTCAATGTGTAGTCAGTATTGTTGTTTGGTTTAATAGGCATCACCATGGCACATCATCATCTTCTACCTTAGGCTTAAATGCTTCTTTAAGGTCTTGAGGTACACCATCTTTAGGCTTAAAGCTAAAGGTAACTACTGGTGCTTTTGGGTTGCCGTCTTTATCTTTCTTCCAAGCAGAAACATAAAATTCCCTACCCTCTACATTTGCTACTCCTGTAAAGTGTGGGTGTTTCTCAGTTTCTCGCCTATCATTCTTCCAAATACTTCCTCGGTTGGTGTTATCGTATTGTTCCATTGGACTTACTCCTTATATTAAATTAAATAATAGACTCTTTTAGCAAACGGAGATGCAAGGCAGAGTCCAAACCTTATAGTAGGGTGAGTTCATTAACCACCAATTTCACTCACAACCCTCATTGCCATTTATATACAGCAAAGGTGGTTCGGTTATCCTTACTATAAATATATATTATACACTATTGTATATCCACCAAGCGATTAAACAGAAAACAAAAATCTCTATAAAAAAGCCTATTAGATACAAAGATAATAACCAGTTGATTAGTTTATTCATCTTAATTATTTTCGCCAATGGGCATCTTCTACTAAAACATTTATTTTTTCTTCT